GGCTTGCATATCCAAATTCTGTACATCAGCGTATGTTCTTCTAGCAATGTTTTTCAACACATCTGGAGGATATGTCTCGTCACCATTGGCCATCTTTTGCAATTGTTGACCAGCCACAGTATCCATAGAACCCCCTTGGGCTTGGATGTTGGCAATTTGGACATTGGCCAAATCTTTGCTCAATTGCTTATATTTAGGATCACCAACAATATTTGCGTAAGTTCTAGACAATGCGCCCAAAGTACCTGTGGCCGTGTCCAACCCCATAAATTTGGTAGATTCTTTTGCTATTTTGTCAGCTTGAGCGATCACTTCATCTAAATTGCGTCTAGATGTTGCCAAATCTGTTTGTCTAGTTGTCAAACTGTTGCGGTATTTAGCGCCATTTTCTGTATCAATTTGCTCATTAGGTGCAAGTGGTCTAATGTCTCCAGCTTTACGAACTGGATAGGGCAATGACATTTGTGTAGGCGTTAAACCTTGGGGCATACCAGGCATACCTTGAGGCATACCAAAACCTTGAGGTAAAGGTCCACTTTGAGGTCCACCTTGTGGTAAACCTTGTGCCATACCTTGAGGTCCACCTTGAGGTTGGTTGATGTTTAATGGCGCAGCAGTACCCGTAGCAGATGTGAAAGTAGCAGGAGCACCGCCAACTGTCGTGAGTTGTGGCGTTTGCAACTGTTGTTGTGAAGTTGGACTAATTCCAGTTTGGATAAGGTTAGAAAACACCTGATCTACTTTGTCGTGCTTACCTGATGCAATTAGATTCTTGATTGGAGCAAACCTCATCTCGGTCTTAAATTCACCTTCTGGATCGCTTTTAACCAAACGCTTGACCTGTTCCTCTGCATCTTTGACTACATCAGCCACTTCTTTAGGACTGCCACTTTTAAGTCTTGGATCGTTTTTATAACCACCAATGATTTGATTGATTTCTTGGTTATAGTTTTTGTCGTAAGCAAATTGACGCTCTTGTGTAGCAATTTTGGATTGTTTGGCCGCTTCTTCTGATTGTGTAATTTCTGGTTGTAAAGTTCCAGCTGCTTTAGTTGTAGCCAATTGTCTAGATAAAACTTCTAAAGGATTTATCTTTTGCGCTTGCTCAATATCCATCTGTGCTTTTTGCAAAGTCAATGGGTTCATCTGTTGAGCTTGTTGCAGTTGTAACTTTGCAGCTTCAAGTTGAATTGGATTCAGTTGTTGCGTTTGCTTATATTGCTGCAACGCTTGCATCGGACCAATAATGTCGCTCAATGACGTTGGTTGTGATGTTGCATAATTAGTAAAAACTGGCATGATCTTTTCCTTAACTCAAAAGTAATGGTGCAGTTTTAGCAATGGTTTGCAACGTGTTGGCTTGATTTTGAGCGTTTGCGGTTGTAACACCTGCCTGTGATGCGGCCAATCCTGTTGTGATGTTTCCGTATGTGTTTGCAAGATTTGCACCAACTGAACCCAATTGATTCAAAGATGTCTGGCCAATACCCGCAACACCAGCCAAATTGTTATAAATGTTATTGCGCTGATTTTGGTAATTAGTAAACGCATTTTGATATGCGCCCTGAGCATAATTTTGTGCGTAAGTATTTAAACCTTGCAGAGTATTACCAGACAACAAACCACCACCAACGTTGGCAGCATTTTGTGCTTGGCCAAGTCCTTGCTGTAGTTGGAATTGATAATTCGGTGCTAACTGAGCGTTTAAGTCTTGGTTGTTAAACTGATTTTGGAAATAAGGCAGATTATTAGTAATATCCTGCGCTGCAGGTGTTCCAAGATTTTGGAATGGTTGTTGCGCTGCAGCATATTGACTATAAAAATTACCGATTGTGTTTAACGCATTGTTGCCAGCCGCTGCTTGTGTTGCTCCTGCTTGTGTATTTGCGTTGTTTAATATGTTTTGCGATAACAGAGAACCGCCAATTGTTGCCCCTGCTGCTATTTGAGCCGCGGTTAAACCACCCGCCGCACCCGCCGCCGCACCACTTGCCGCACCACCCGCCGCGCCTCCAGCCGCGCCTGCTCCTGCTCCCGCTGCTGTTCCTGCGGCCGTTGATCCGGCTGTGCCTGCTGTTGTTCCGGCGGCTGTCCCAGCGGCTGTTCCTGCGCCAACATCAGCTAATGTTGTTCCTGTTCCGGCCGCGCCTATTGTTCCACCACCGATGAGCGTTCCTGCTCCGGCTGTTCCTAAACCGCTGATAGCGGTATCTGCTGTCCCCGCACCAATAGCGCCACTCCCTACGGATTGGCCAAGCAAGTCTGTACCCGCTATTGCATTACCTGCGGCCGTGCTTCCTAACGCACCAATTGCCGTGTCGGCAGTCCCTGAACCGATTGCGCCTGCTCCGACCGATTGCCCAAGCAAATCTGTTCCCGCAACGTCTGTTGCTCCAACAGCACCTAACAAATTTGCTCCTGCAAGTAACGCAATGCCCGGTGCGGCCGCGTTTGCTAGGGTATTTACACCACCGGCAAATCCACCCGCGCCCGCATTCACGCCCACGTTTAACACGTTTGCCGGTGTAACGGGAGGAATTGTGCCGTTTTCGTTCGGTTGAACGGCAACCTGAATCATTCCATTTCCACTAGGAATGTTAATACCAACGCCGTTTGTGCCTACTTGGACTTGATAATTGCCGGCAATCGGTGCTCCAGTTTGCGTGTTGATTAGGTTATAAGTGCCTGTGTCAGCATCGTAATTGACCGCAGCCGTGCCGTTTAACAATGATGAAGACAGTTCAGGATTGGCTTGTTGTGCTGTGCTGACTTGAGATGGAGCAGCCTGGCCATAACTTGTACCAACTGCACCTGATGCGGGTGACGCAACAAATTGCGGTGTAGAAATGTTAGATAATGAAGTTCCGCTTGGGGCAGGTGTTGGAGTCGGTGTTGGAGTCGGTGTAGGAGCAGCCACAGCTTGCACTTGGGCAGGCGTGACACTCATGCCAGTTGCTTGGTTTACCAGACTTGCGATAGTAGATGGATTAGTGATGCCAAAATTAGCAGCCGCCTGAACAATCGCTTGTTGACCGGCAGCAGAGCCTATATTGTTAGAAACAAACTGAGTCCAACCTGACGGCAACCCCGCCGCCGCATCAGCAACCGCATTATTGACTGTAGTAATGTCCATTTTTTCCCCTATACATTGTAATATGGCACTTTAAATGCCTTGCCATTTACAGTTATATTGATAAACCCTACAGGATTTGCCGGAAGCGTTGCCGATCCAGTTGTTGCCGTAGTGGCCGAGGAAAAGTTCAACAAGTTCAAAAAGAATTGTTGCCATGCCCTGGTAGGCCGATTTGTGTTTTTATCTAAAAACTCTGCTTGTGGATAGGGTTGTAGTTGTGAGGTGTTGGTTGTAATACTCAATTTTCACCTCCAGTCATCTTCAGATTTGCCGAAACAATCACGGCTTTGATAGGATCGGTCACAACAACCTCAAACACTCTATCCCTAGCCGTGCCCAATCTTCTCCAAATAGCACGATTTTGATATCTACCAATAGCCCCTATTGTAGTCCAATGTTCATTGCTCCAGGTACTTCCACCATCATCTGACCACCTTAACATGGCCTGTGGATTGGTTGTGGGGGTATTTGAATTGACCGCACTCTGGTTGCCCAAATAGATCGTCTGGGGCGCTGCAATCGTCAAAGTGGAGTTGGCAGCAATCGTATAAGGCGAGGACAGAAAAGTCGCAGTATTTAAGGACAAACCATACTGGCCAACGCCTGGTTCAAACTGAATCTGGAGTTCTTCAAAGAATTGACGCTGAAAGTCGTTGACCAAATGAGGTGCGCGTCTTAGCCTTCTGATGTACTGGCCATCGTCTGTGTAGTTCAGCTTGTCCAGTTCGTAAATCTTACCATTGGCATAGTCACCTACCAGAACCATTCCCTGAAATACGGCGCAGCAGTTTCCTCTGTGTCTTTGATATTGGTTTTGATTCGTGTTATATAACCATTTATGCCAGAGGTTCGTGGCAACATCGTAGCACCAAGTGATGTTAAGAGTAGGAAACGAAATAACATAAACTTCATGGCCTTCTAGTTGGTAAGTCCATGCAATAGCATCGCTGATGTATTGATTCGCTAGTGTGTTCTCCACGGCATGGGTAGAAATCCTCTGCGGGATATAGCCCTTCATTTGCATGATTTGGCCTTGCCCGCGGTTGTTTCTAGACAGGTAAGCAAACGAATCGCCTAGCCTAGAAACGCTGAATTGAGCAACAATACCATGCTGAGTTGATGTGCCTGGAATACGTTGGAATGGGAAAGGGAATAAACCCGCATCCACCCAAACCTCTGAACTGGCTTCACCCATCAAGTAAATCTCTCGATGGTCCACAATCAAAGCCACCAGGTTGTCAGGCGAGCCGTCTTTAGACCCAAACGACAATTGTTGAGATATGGGGCTTAAAGCATCTGAAGACCCAAATTGCTGAGTACTGGGGCGATTGTAGACAAAATAATTGTCAATGATATCCACCGAGTTTGCACCGCTGAATGCCCCATCTGACGCTGGTAAAACAGTAAAGTCCAACGCGTACATGGTTTCTAATGAAACCGCGGTGTTGCTAGACAATGTGTAATTGTTGTATCCACCCGATGGGGTCACAACGGCCGTGATGATGGTGTCCACCGGCACGCTAGTGCCCTGAATCGTCTGGCCAAGGTACAAGGTTGACGTAGTGGCCAGATTTGCATTGGTAGAACCAGTCGTGATCAGTCCTGTAAAACTGATCGTTGTGGCACTATTCATCAAGGTTGCGCTGACAGTCTGGGATATATTAATAGTCCAAGTTGTGCCTGATCCACTCAAAATAACTGTTTCTTGCGACACACCAACGCCAAACAAAACCTGACCTACGGCAATAGTACCGCTTTGTAAATTGCTGACAGTTAAGGTTGTGCCAGATATTGAGCCGGTAAAGATAGCCGTGGTTGGGGTTGTGATTCGCCAAGAATAGCGGTAAGTGCCGTCTACGATGTAGCTATACAAGCCATTATCGGTAATCCCAACACGCCCAGAAGTTGAATTAAGAATGCCGACAATCTGGGGGGTTAGCGTACTAGACAACACATAAACGTAAGCACCGCAGACTGCAATCATTTGATTGCCACCTGATAGCGTTCGCATTCCCCTGATTTCAGCACCAGCTGGTAACACAACTTGAGTCGTTAAGCCTGGCGTTGGATAAAGCGCAACTACCCCTCTTGATCCCTGTGGTAATGTAGGATCAATTTCTGGGATGAAGTTTATACACTCGCTCGCATCTTGGTAGATGGATTGAGCCGTATAACTCGCGCCTACAAATCCAAAATCGGGCATTTAGTGTCCTTATCTTAGGAAGCCTCCCGTAAGTATCCAACCAGCATCTTTAGCTCTGCTCATTAGCAAAGCATCAGAGTATCTAGCAGACTGTACGGGTTTCATGTTGGTGCGCTTTAACGTACTCTTGGCTTGCGCTGCAAAGGCGTTAACCATCTGAATTTGGGTTGCACTAGCCTTACCATACTGGGGCATCAAACGCTCTGCTAAACACCATTCTAGACAGCTCTCAAAGCCTTGTGGCAACAACATCGTGTCATTGATTGAGGTGTATTGGCTGAACAAAGTGTCGGCAAAAATGTGCATCTCGCCTTGGGCTGGGTTTGGCCAGACAAACAGATTACCAAGCGTTTCGGTGGGTTGGTAGTACAAAGCCTTTGGCCAAGGTCCGTTCAAAGTCTTCAGACCAATCATTTCATAGTCTTCAACGTTCAGAATGGCCACAGGATAGTCCAAACCGCCGTTGAGAATAGGAACACCGCTTTGTGATGTATTAATGCGTACAAAGGCCGAATTGATGCTGAGTGGGCGCTGATAGAAAGCATTGATGGTTGTTGAGCTGACGTTCTGGGAAATGTTGAGTTGGTATGTTCCAACCTCATTCACGTTACCGCCAGCGCCTGTCAAAAAGCCAGTAATCTTAGTGCCGGTCTGAACACCAGTTCCTGTGATCGTCATGCCCAAAGAAATAGCACCTGACGTAATAGCAGATACTGTCAAAACGTTATTGGTAATCGACCCAGTAAACACCGAGCCGATTTCACCGCCTGGGCCAATCGTGTATTGAGTTTGACCAGGTGTTAATGTGTAGATGATTTCTGTCTTATAGAACACCATCATTTGCTCGTTAGACCATTGGTCAATCATGCGATTCATCATAATGAACGCATCTTGAGCAGCTTCAGGCGTAGGTGTCTCGCCCGCAGCCAACGCGCCAATGTCTTTTAGAGCAGATGTAATGATGTCAATCGGCGCAGTCATGGATTATCCTTTTATATTAGGAATGAATATTTGAGGTTTCCAAGGCGCTACGACCTTTTCTTTTGCCAATTCTTTGTGTTGCTCTAGGATTCTTCCTGATATCACAGGATTTCCATTAATGATTTCGTCTTCTTGTAACCAGCTGATGACAAGTTCTTCTGTAACTGTGTCAAACGGCACTTCTTCGTGTGGCTTTCTAAATGTCCAATTACCTTCAGACTCAACCAATTGGTCATTTTCCACATGAGAAATATGGTACTTGACGGCAGTGATCACGCCATCTTGTGCTTCTATTTCGTCAATGCGCCATTTCATTTTGCATTATCCTGTGGGGCAACGTAATTAGGATCATTTGGCCAAGTAACTGTACTAGCAGTAATTAGGCTAGGAATGTCTGTACTTGCATTGATGGCTGTTTTTGTGCTTGATGCCAATGTCCTGACTGACTCTCTCCAAGTCTTCCAGTTGTCAGCCATAGCAGTACCTGTCTCAAGAGCTTTGATGCTCATGTAGTCAGTTGGAGACAATAAAGAAAAGGCTTGTTGGTCAATGGCTGATGTTGCGTTGGCTTTCAAACCAGCCAAGTCTTTAGGTGTTGAAGTGAAATTAATGTCCACCACGTTACCATTGACTGTTGGTGCAGACTCTGTAACCCAATAATACTTATCGTCTGGCCTAGCACCATAAAACACTTCCATCACACCCAAAGCAGTCTTTTCTTCTTGGGTTGCTAGTTGAAACCAGTTGTTAGCGTAGGTCACGCCATCGACTGTGAATTGACTACCCTCTTGGATAATCTGTTGAATTGTGTTGTCTTTTACGATTGCAAACATTTTTGACTCCTAGAATGCGTTACTGTAAGCAAATGGATTTGATGCAAAGGCGGCATAAATGTAGGTATAGCCACTTAAATTAGTGTCGCCACCATTGTAGTCACCAACT